CAGCCATTGAACCACAAAATGCTATGGCCACTATTTCAGGACAGGGGCTTGGTGCGCAGGAGAGATGGGATGGTCGAATTACTGTAGATGAGGAAATCAAGCTGATTGAACTTTCTGGTCTTCGTACAAATATTCTTCACGATCATGTTACGGCTGCACTTATAACACCAAAGAAAGAAGGCATCACGCAGAACATGGAATCCATCACAATGAGAGGTCTTATGATTCCAGAACTTTATGATAATATTTCGTTCTTCGTTCCGATTGTACGAGATGTGATTGAAACAGCGGACAAAGACAAAATGGTGTATGCGAGAGCCTATGTGGAGGATGATTCGCAGTTTAAGCTGCGAAAGAACTATAGTCTCTCTGGTGGAGATATCGTGATGGTGGATAGAGGCAGAGCAATTTCACTGACTATTCAGACAGAACCATTCCAGGAACTCACAGAAGTAGAAATCCTGCCATTTGTGACAGCGCCATTTGTAAATAAGCATAAGCTAAAAGCCAAGACTATCGCAAACACCAAATACAGTAAGTTGGTGGAAGAAAAGATAATACTGGAATCTTCCTTCACTGATAGGATTGCTGGTGCAGTGGAAGAGATGGATAAAGGTTTAATGGCATCTTTTGAACTTGGGTTGGATGCGTTTGAAAAAATAGAAGAATTGGAGGTGCGAAATGGCTGATTATGTAATGATTGGGGACATCTTTGAATCTGTAGATAATATGCAGATTATAAGAAATAACAGCCAAAACGATGATGGCACGGATACCGTTGTCGGAGTTGATTGGTTCAAGTTTAGAGAAACAACAGCAAATACATTCTTTGTCAGTGGAAACACATGGATTGGAATGGGACAGAATGCGGAACAATTGAGAATCAGCAGAAGGGATGCAGATGTTTTTACATTAAGGAGAGAAGAAGGAACGCTGCTTTCAAACTACAAGTTCTTCCGAATTCGATGGGAAGGCTATAATGTCCACGGCAGTTTTAATGACAGTACCAGATTGGTCTGGGATGCAGTCTTTTTTGATACAGGAGATATTGTCTTAAATATCGTTGAAGCACCAAGCAATCCATCAAACCTTGGCGAGTGTGTGCTTTATACAAAATCCAAGAATATCTCATTCTCGATAGCAAAGGGAAAAGTAGTCACATTCTTACATAAAGATGATGTAGGAAACGATTATGAACTTTCGGATCTAACGCCTTCATTCCTAGATCCATATAACAGAAGATATCTGTTTAAAGATGATGAAGGGATTTATTACACAATAGTGGAAGAAGAACTTACACCAATTGAAGAGACAGAACTTACTGCAGAGGTGTTTGAAACCTATGGAATCCCAGATTTGCCGGATGGGAATATGCTGATAGGACTTAAAAATCCTACGATTCTTTATTGGCATGATTCAATGAACCGATTCCCAGATATGAATTTAAAGTACAAGGCAGTGCCAAAACCACAAGTGCTTTATTCAGAAAATATAAATATGTCAGATTATAGTATTCTTGGCATTGAGAAGGTCACTTGTGACTGTGATGAGAAATGCCTGTTTGCTGTGTCATTTGATGATGGAGAGAACTGGTTTGGCTATGTAAATAATAATTGGGTTAAATTTACAGAAGAAACATCTGGAATGTCCAAGGCAGCACTTGAGGGAATCAGTTCTGATGCCTGGGCAGAGAAAGCAACTACTGGAATGTTGAAATACAGATTTGTGCTTAGTGGTGCAGATGGCTACATCAACAATGTAATCACAGATTATTTGAATACGGAGGAATAGCGATGTTAAAAGGAAAAACAGTAATTGAATTAACGGATGTGCATACAGGCGAAAAGGAAGTTTACGAAGATAATAATATGGTAACAGAGGCACTCACAGATATCTTTAATACAAATATCCTCGGTATACTTTATGACAATACCTCATTTGATGGTCAGAATGGAGAAAAATGGATGATGCCCATTATTGATAAGCTAACAGGCGGCATTCTTTTATATCAAGATCCATTGGAAGAGCGAGTAGACAATATCTATGCTCCATTTTCAAATCCGCTGATTGGCTACGCATCAAGTGATGCCAATAATACTACTGATGTTAGAAGAGGCAGCAGAAATCTTACGGAGAGCAAATATGTGGATGGTGGCTTTAAGTATGTGTGGGACTTTGCAACTTCACAGGCAAATGGAACAATATCAGCCATTGCTCTAACAAATAGGATTGCAGGAATCGGACAGGAGAATGGAAATAATTATCTGATACGATTGGGAACATATTCTTCTCAGAATTCATCTTATGACGATGAAAGTTACAGACAAAACAAGAGAACCTTCATCAAAGAGGGATATCGTTTAGAACTAATTACAAGGAATAATTCGAAAACTGCTATTTTAAAGAAGATCCCGGAAGAGTATCTTCATGCAGGTCTTGTTGAGAATTTAATTTCACAGAAGGCTTTTACGGCATCAGAAACTGTGGAGATTGATTTGGGACATTATCCCTATTGGATTCATAGAACGGGGTCTCCGTCAAAAGGAGAGTATGATTGCCCTTCCGAAGATAATGCCAATGTAAGGTCACATTTCTTTCATGGAGCAGATGGATGTTGGTATGCAATTGCAAGAAAGACAAATCAGAAGTATTCACATATTTCCTATAATGCGGAACAGTTTAATCATGTCGGCTACGAGTTCTATATGGACAAGATTGAGGATGGAAAGTGTACCACGCAGAAGATTGCTGTACCAAGTGGGGTAAGTGATTTTTACAGTATTGGTATGAGTGGAAAATGGCTGATATGTGTATCAAGTGATAATAGTAAGCTGTATCGATTGGATACTACTAATGTGGCAAACTTAGAGAGAATTTCTGATTGGACTTATAACAGCAGCAACGAGTATACCTATATCGTTGATGATGATATTGTTATCAACGGGTGGTATTTTGAGGATGGAAAACCAATGCAGAAAATCAATGGTATCGGTCATCAAAGCTATTGTGCATGGGGAATCAGTCAGATGGCAAGATATAAGACCTATATGCTCAGAGAGTGGGTGTATCGATATAGCGAGTATAGGAATTACAAGGAACTTTTCTTATATACACCGTATCTTGCCACCATCAATAATCTTGGAACTCCCGTAATTAAGACAGCGGATAAGACGATGAAAATCACATACACATTAACAGAAACAAAGGAATAACTTAGGAAACAGGCAGATTCCCATTTCGGGCATCTGCTTTTTTCATACAAATTTTTAGAAATGGAGGAACTCATTATGAAGGAATTTTGGAACATGATTCAGTTGGTTTTTACAGCCATCGGAGGTTGGCTCGGATGGTTCTTGGGAGGATGTGATGGTTTGCTTTTTGCACTTATCGCCTTTGTGGTAATCGACTATATCACAGGTGTGATGTGTGCAGTGAGTGACCACACCTTATCCAGTGAGGTTGGATTTCGAGGAATCTGCCGTAAGGTACTTATTTTCTTGCTTGTAGGAATTGCCAACATCTTAGATGTTCAGGTGATTGGTACAGGCAGTGTACTTAGAACGGCAGTCATTTTCTTTTATATCTCTAATGAAGGTGTGAGTCTGCTTGAGAACGCAGGACATTTGGGACTTCCAATCCCACAGAAACTAAAGGATATCCTTGCACAGCTACATGACCGTGCGGATGGAACAGATGACGAGAAGGAGGATTAACATGAATTTAGTACAGCATTTTTTAACAAACAATCCTTGTTATAAAGCAGGGAGAAAGATTACAGTCAAAGGACTTATGTTACACTCAGTTGGATGCCCACAGCCAAGGGCATCTGCATTTATAAACAGCTGGAATCAGGCATCTTATGACCGTGCCTGTGTGCATGGTTTTATTGATGCTTTAGACGGAACGGCTTATCAGACACTTCCGTGGAACCACAGGGGTTGGCATGGTGGAGGCTCATCAAATGATACTCATATCGGTGTGGAAATGTGTGAACCTGCTTGTATCAAGTATACGACAGGCTCTTCTTTTACCTGTTCTGATATGGCAGAGGCAAAAGCGTGTGCTGCAAGAACTTATAATACAGCAGTAGAGTTATTTGCTATGCTATGTGAGAAGTTTGGACTTAATCCGTTAGCAGATGGTGTGATTGTATCCCATAGAGAAGGTCATGCGAGAGGCATCGCATCAAACCATGGTGACCCGGAGCATCTTTGGAGCGGTCTGGGTATGAGTTACACAATGGATGGATTTCGCAAGGATGTCAAAGCTAAGATGGGTGGATCATCTGCTCCAAGTAATGGAACACAAGCTACAGTGTTTGCAGGACTTTCCGAAAAGGATGCCGTGTCGAAAATCGGAGAATTATGTCGAAAGGATATGAAATCAGGTGGTGTACTTGCATCTGTCTCTGCAGCACAGTTTATTCTTGAGAGCGGATATGGAAAAAGTGAACTTGCACAGAATGCCAATAACTGCTTTGGCATGAAGAAATCCTTATCCGGCAATACTTGGAGTGGCTCTGCATGGGATGGCAAGAGTATTTATACGAAGAAAACACAGGAGCAGAACAAGGATGGTTCTTATGTAACTATTACAGCGGATTTCAGAAAGTATCCATCTGTGGAGAAATCTGTCGCAGACCATTCAGCATATCTGCTTGGAGCTAAGAATGGAGATAAGCTTCGTTATGTAGGTCTAAAGGGATGCACTGACTATAAGAAAGCAGCACAACTTATCAAGGATGGTGGATATGCTACAAGCCTTACTTATGTAGAGAAACTCTGCTCCATCATTGAAAAGTGGAATCTGACACAGTTTGATGGAAAGGCAGCAGATGCGCCTGTAAAGAATCCGGATACCGTGACAACATTTCCTACTGTTCCATTTCTGGTAAAGGTCATCATTGATGATTTGAATTACAGAAGTGAGCCTTCTATGAATGGCAAGGTAAATGGTCAGACTGGCAAGGGAACCTTTACAATCGTTGAAGTAAGAGATGGCTGGGGAAGACTTAAGAGTGGTGCAGGATGGATTTGGCTTTGCAATCCTTCCTACTGCATAGTAGGCGGCAAAGTTACATCTGCACAAACACCATCCAAGTCGATTGAGGAACTTGCCAGAGAAGTTATCCAGGGAAAATGGAGTAATGGAGAAGAAAGAAAGCAGAAGTTGAAAGCTGCAGGATATGATTATTCTGCTGTGCAGAAGAGGGTCAACGAACTCTTGAAATAAATATTGTGTGTTTGATAATGCCCGTTGGAGAATTAAATCTCTGACGGGCATTATTTTTTTGCCCTTTTAGGGGTTCGATATGTTCTCTCATTTCGCTTATGGGTAGAGGGAATGACTGTAAGTTCTCTCGGAAATGGAGAACGACTATCTATGGAAGAAAATAAAGTAACACAAATAGATGAAGGCAGATCATTTATTACAAAGCCATCTGCATTAACAAACGATGATATACAGCATGAATATGACTATTACCAGGCACAAAAGATACTCGAAGATATGCGAAATCATAGCCTTATTTCTGATGACGAATTCAACAAAATCACAGCCTTAAACCGCGAAAAATTCTGTCCTTATTTAGCCAAGATTATGCCGAATATAACTTGATAAATATCGAATAGTACGGGTTAATGTTACTACCACGGAAGGAAGGTGAGTTGATGAAAAGAATAACAAAAATAGGAACAACAGCAACTGTTGAAACGAAAAAGACAAGAGTTGCCGCCTACTGCAGAGTATCCACATCCAGTGATGAACAGCTGATAAGCCTTGATGCACAGAAGCTGCATTACGAGGATTATATCCAATCAAATGATGATTGGGAATATGCAGGGCTATATTATGATGAAGGAATCACGGGTACCAAGGCAGAAGTCAGAGACGGACTGCAGGCACTTCTTAGAGACTGCGAGGATGGAAAGATAGACCTTATTATTACAAAGTCTATCAGCCGATTTTCGAGAAATACCACAGACTGCCTGGAAATGGTCAGAAGACTTGTAGAACTTGGAGTTTTCATTTTCTTTGAAAAAGAAAATATAAATACAGGCTCAATGGAAAGTGAATTGATGCTTTCTATTCTCAGCAGTCTTGCCGAAAGTGAATCCGTATCGATTTCAGAAAATTCAAAGTGGAGCATCCGAAGACGATACCAGAATGGAACATTTATTATTTCCTATCCGCCTTATGGATACGCAAATATAGACGGTGAGATGAGGATTGTTCCAGAAGAAGCAGAAGTGGTAAAACGAATATTTGCTGAATGTCTGGCAGGGACAGGAACGTACACAATAGCCAAGAGGCTGAATGCGGATCATATTCCAACCCAAAAGAATGGCAAGTGGCATGGCGGAACAGTTAACGGAATCCTGACAAACGAAAAGTATACGGGCGATGTTTTATTTCAAAAGACCTATACAGATGACAGTTTCAACCGACATACGAATTATGGTGAGGTTGACCAGTTCTTTTGCGAAAATCATCATGAAGCCATTATCAGCCACGAGGATTTTGAAAGAGTTCAGGGTGTGCTTGCTCAAAGAGCAGCAGAAAAAGGGAATGGAACTAACACATCAAGGTATCAAAATAGATATACCTTATCGGGGAAAATTAGGTGCGGAGAATGTGGAACTACATTTAAGAGACGGAGCCATTATAAGCCAAGTGGAAACTACATTGCCTGGACATGTGGAAAGCACATAGAAAATAGACATGCATGTTCCATGCTCTATGTGGAAGAAACTGCAATCCATGATGTATTTGTAACTATGATCAATAAGCTGGTATTTGGGCATCAAAAGATTTTGAAACCATTGCTTGGATCCTTAAAGAATACAGACGATAAGGATAAGCTGAATAAGATCAGACGGATTGATCAGGAGATTGAGAATACAGCCATGCAAAAGCAGACATTAGTATGCTTGGCAGCACAGGGTATTCTGGAGCCTGCCATTTATAATGAAGAATGCTCGGCACTTGCCATAGAAGAAGAAAGACTTCTTGCGGAAAAGAAAAGTTTGATTTCGGATATTGGCGGAGATCGAACCAAGCTGCAGGAGTTGGAAAAATTGATGCAGTTTACAGCAAAAGGGCATATGATTGAACATTTTGAAGATGAGATGTTCAGTGATTTTGTAGATAAAATTGTGATTGAAAGCAGGGAGTGTGCAGTCTTTCATTTGAAATGCGGATTGCAGTTAAAGGAAAGGTTAGTGAGATAAATGAGAT